AGTGACACAAAAATATCAGATGCTCATGTTCATGCCTCTTATAATACATCTTCAACAGACAATCAAGTAAATGTTCCTTTTATGATATTGGACTCTCCCTCAACTACTTCAGCACAGACGTATTCTGTTTTCTTTAATAGAAGCAATGGGTCAGGAACAGTTAGAGTGCAATCAAATGGAAGTCAAAGTAATATAACCCTCATGGAGGTAGCCCAATGAGTATTGATAACAAAATTATGAGGTCACTATGTCTACGTTAAAAGTCGATACAATACAGGGTAAGACAACGTCTGGAACTGTGGCTATGCCAGCAGGTTCGGTAGTTCAAACTTCATTTCACACCTTTAATACAGAAACAGCTTTGAACAGCAATTCAGATGCTGATATAGGGGGTGCATCACTTACGTTTACACCAAAGTTTGCTTCTAGTCTTTTAATACTTAGTTGTAGTGTTTCTATTCAGATAAATCGTAACAGTAGTGCTAGTGGAGGTACTGTTAATTTTGTAGTAGATGGTGTAAATATTGACCACCCAACTAACAGTGCAGATTATGAACATTACATAAACATGAACTCTGGTAATACAAACAATTATACCAGAACGCAGAAAGAAGTTTCTGTAAGTGCTTCAAATACTAACGCAAAAACTGTTAAACTTGTTGGAAGACCTCAGGATACTGGAGATAGTGGATTATTAAGAATAAACCCAAGTGGATATTTTAACAGCACTATTAAGATACAGGAAATAGCACAATAGGAGAAAAACAATGACAACAATAGCCAACGCAATATCAGCCCTCGGCATTTCAGAATGGGTACTCAGAGGAGAGCCTACAAATGAGACAGAGTTTAACGCTATGTTTCGAAAAGTAACTGGTTCAAAAGACGGAAGTGCCATTGAGAGCGCAACGCCTAGTGACTTTGGAACTACATGGAAAGCTGTATCTGATAAAAAGACAGAGCTTACAAATGCCGAGCCTATGCGATTGCTTAGAGTTGAACGAGATCGACTTCTCGCAGAAACAGATTGGATGGCAAACTCTGATGTAACCCTTGCCGATAACTGGAAGACATATAGACAAGCATTGCGTGACTTGCCAGCTAGTGCATCACCAAAGCTATCGAGTGATGGGTCGCTAGATATGTCTTCTGTTACGTTCCCTACTAAGCCTAGCTAATGACTAAGCTGTCGGAACGCATAACAAAAATAGAAACGACAACGCATATACAGTTTAAGGAACTCTTCTTTCGCTTAAAGAGATTGGAGAGCATACTCTATATTGGGATGGGTTCTGTGCTTATGCTGCTCGTAACAGTTTTATTTCAAATACATTAAATTAACCAGGGGGACCAATGCTAGGACTGGGCATCGGGGAAGCGGCAGCGGGAATTGCTATGATCCGCGCATCCGTTTCATTTATTAAGGAAAATATATCTACAGCCAAGGATATTGGTGAGATTGCGGAGCATATCGACAACTTGTTTGTTGGGCAAAGCAAGGTCAACAAGCAATCAAAGATGGCTCCTGGTCAGTTCTCGATCGGCGCAATCGCTCGTGAAACTGTAGATGCAAAGCTCGCTTCCGAAATGCTTTACGATGTATCAGTTATGGTGGACATGCGTTTCGGCGCGGGATGCTGGAAAGGTATATTAGCGGAACGTCAAAAGCGCATTAAAGATTTCAAAGATAGACAGATCAAAGAAGCGAAACAAAAAGCACAAAGAAGACAAGAAATGTGGAACGATGCGAAATTACTTATATACATTGTCGGCGGGTCTATTGTGCTTGTTCTGGGTGTACTTGGCTATATCACCTTCGTTAATTAGCAGCCACGAACACAAGCCAATCCGCAGCCTTAATTCACCTGACAAACACAACACAAATACAAGCCTTTCCCAATGTCGCTTGGTATCAGCAAAGAAGGTACGCAAGGGCGATAGTGCCTGGGGACGCAAACAATTTGAATGGGTATGTATTTATTCACAGCGTGGCGGGACAAAGCACAAGGGCGGTGAGGTGATCCGCTTGGACTATGGTGCGGGTAAATGCCAGACAAATATCATTTGTAAAACAGAACCGAAAGACAATTGGAATATCGACAACGTATTGAAGTCGCTGCGCGGGGTAGTGAAATGAACACAAAGATTACAGAGCCAGGATCAAAGATTGCTGAAAAGCTAGATAAGAATAGCGATGGTATTTTGAGCGATCAAGAACTGCATGATCTAAAGCTGCGTGAACTGGAAATGCGTCTGAACGACGACAACTCTAAAAGGGACCAGGAACGCTGGCTCGTATGGTTTTCTGCACTGTCCGTCACGACGTTCATTGTGGTGCTGATGACACCCCTGGTCGATGAAAGTCGCATAGATCACTTAGGGTCAATCGCTGAAATTTGGATACTAGCGAACATGGGAATTATTGGCAGTAGTTTTGGTTTCAAGCATCTATCAAAAAGAAATGGAAATGGTGTGGTCAAATGATAACACAAATTCTTAGCAGCATCGTCGGGTTGGGTACATCGTACCTGGACAGCAAAGGCACGATCGCAAAAGCAAAGGCAGAAAAAGAATTGAAGATCGCATCGGGCGAACTGTCCTGGGAAGTGGCTGCAATGGAAGCCACAAAGAATTCCTGGAAAGACGAACTGTGGACCATCGTATTTGTAGCGATACTAATTGCAAATTTTATTCCGTTGTGGGGCATACAAGAATTCATGGCAAAAGGTTTTGCTAATCTTGAAACATGTCCCGATTGGGTGACGTACGGCATGTACGCATCTATAGCAAGTTCATTTGGATTGCGTTCATTCTCAAAACTTAGGAGGAAGTAGATGGAATTTGTATTGTCGAAAAGATCCCAGGGCAGACTAGAAGGTGTACACCCGTCACTGGTCGAAGTCGTACACAAGGCACTGCAAAAAAGCAGTGTTGATTTTGGAGTGACGCAAGGTGTGAGAGATCTGGAAACGCAAAAGAAACTTTTGGCTGCGGGGCGATCACAGACATTAAAAAGTTTTCACCTTCCACAAGATGATGGGTTTAGTCACGCGGTCGATGTTGTTGCGTATTTAGACGGTGAGGTGTGCTGGGAATTGCCGATCTATGACCGCATTGCCGATGCTTTTAAAGCAGCAAGTGAGGACGTTGGTTTGACGCTGAAGTGGGGCTGCGCCTGGCATACTCATTTAACAAATAATGGTAAGAGTGCGTTAGAACTGCGTGAGGATTATGTCGCATTACGTTTGTCCCAGCAGCGCAAATTTTTTCTTGATGGTCCCCACTATCAAATTATGAATTTCGAGTGACCACAGTTTATGTGATCTATGTTCTGTTAGTGACCGATGTAATGACAGAACAAATCGAATTACGAAGGCTGGCATTTACAAATAAAGAGGTGTGCTACCACTGGCGGGACAAGGTTCTGATGCAGCGTCGTGATCCCGTGGTGAACAAGATGAACTGCCGATCGACTGTCATATACACGTCTGCAAAATAACGACAAAAATTCCTACGCTTGTTTTTAAATAACGACACGGTAACGACAAGATAACGACAAGAAAAGTATGACACTATATAAATCTTTATGACCAAGTATGACCACATATGACCATCATACCCTTATAAATATGACACTTTGTGACACTTTATGACCAGGTATGACACTCTGGCGGTAGGTTCGAACCCTACCTGCGGAGCCATATTTCCCCAATAAAATCAATGACTTATTTTTTTTAACGACAAAAGTAACGACAAACTTTTTTACTGGCGGTAGGTATTTTTCCCACTGGCGGTAGGTATTTTGAAAACCTACATTGTTGACAATTGTTTTTTTTCGCCTATTATTTGACGTATAACGTCAATATATATGCGAGGATATTATGATTAAACGACAAAAAAATAATGGGAAACTTTCCTATGTTGTGGACTTGCGCGATAAAGGTCACAAGCGAAAGTATTTCAAAACAAAAGCAGATGCCCAGGACTACATGGATTTACAAGTCAAGCAGCTACAAGGTGTTCGCGAAAGTCGGAATAAAAAGACTGACTGGACGTTCGATACGCTTATAAAAAGCTATATCGACGAACTACAATACAAAGGTAAAAATGTGCATAATAAAATACGAACTATGTACATGTTTCAAGACTTGGTTATTGATGGCTGCAAAGTTAGTAAAATGAAAGTAAGAGATTTTGTTATCGGCGACATCAATACTATCTATAAAAAAATTCGTGTAAGTAGATCACAAAAAACCATAACTGAATACATGGCGCATGTACGGCAGCTACTTAACTATGCAGTCCTGGAAAGTATTGTTTCGATAAATGTTTTCTCACAGCTTCCAGAAGGATCAAAGCTGTGGAACACAGATGAACCAACAAAATTATCTCCAGCAATAACCGAAGATATCATACACAAAATAGCGGACCAGCTACACGGTCAGTATAAGGTCATGTATCTGTTTTCTGCGTACACTGGTTTGCGATCGGGCGAACTTCGTGCTTTGCATTGGTCCGATCTAGACTTCGAAAAAGGCGAAGTTAATGTCAACAAAGCGGTCGCCTATGGTCGTGAATATGTTTTCGTCGATGGCAAAAGATACGAGCGTGGATCAATGATAGTCAAAGAAACGAAAACCGCAGCGGGTGTACGCAGAGTTCCTATGATTGATTTCATCATTAATATGATGCGTGAATTTAAGTTAGCATCAAACAACGGACCGCGTGTATTTAACTCGCGTGGTGACAATATTGTTGCAGACAGTCGGTTTCCCGAAATTTTACGCACGGCATGTAGCCAGGCAAATGTGGAGCGTATACGCTGGCATGATCTACGACATTACTTTGCGTCGCAGCT